AACAGAAGTAAATTTATACTATCCCGGACTATACGCAGGCACAACAGACTTGCTTGGTGTGTGGAAAGGCAAGCCGACTATTATGGACTTTAAACAAACCAACAAGCCCAAGAAGCGTGATTGGATTGAAGATTACTTTATGCAAGGTGCAGCCTACGGTGGCGCACACAATGCATTATATGACACAGAAATTGAAAACATTGCTATCTTTATGTGTAGTAGAGATTTAGGCTGGCAACTATTTGAAGTCGAAGCTGACGAATATAAGTTTTGGACAGACAAGTGGGGACAGCGTTTAGAAAAGTTTTATAATCTCTAACACCAATCACTAAATGTCATCATTTGCTGGCATAAATAGTGTATAGAAGATACAAAGGATAACCTATCATGCCAGATACAAGAATTAGTAAAATACAAGTTAGACGAGGTAGCATTGCTGACCTTCCTCTACTTGACGCCGGTGAATTCGGCTATGCAACAGACGAGCAACGTTTGTTCATTGGTAATGAATCACTTACAATTGGTTCAGGAGATGGAAGCAACACAGTTTTCACAATGCCAAGCACAAGCTTATACCCAGCAGACTTAGAAACACCAGTTAGCTACATTAGCCCAAAGTTTTATTTGGACAACGTAGAAGACACAGGTGTTACTGTTAGCGGTATTACTGTTACGTTTGCAACAGCACCAGCTAACGGAGCAGTTGTTACAACACGCTTTAACAGCGAAGTTAAACTAAAAACAGACTTTGTTGTACCAGGTGAAGAAACACTTACAGCAAGCGCAAGCGCAGGCACTCAAACAGCTTTCCAATTTGATAAAACAACATACAACGCATTGTTTATGAACTACACTCTAAAGAAAGAGTACACTGCGGTTGTAACTGGCACAGTACAAAATCCAACAGTTAGTGTTGGTGACACATTAGAAATTAACGGCACAACTGTTAGCTTTACATCTACTAGCAACCTAACTACTATGGTTAATGACATCAACAACGCAAGTATTACTGGCATTACTGCGGACCTTGATGGAACAGCTATTAGACTTTCAAGCTCGGGCGACGATTTGGTTATCGGACTTACTAATGGTGCAACAACATTTGGCTTTACACCTGGTACATATCAAGGTGTTGCTACTGTTACAGGAACAGAAGCAAGTCCAAATGTAAATGCGGCACACACGCTTACTATTGATGGCACACGTATCACACTAGATGGTAACACACTAGCAGAAGCAATTGTATCTATTAATGACGCTAGCTCAAGTGTTGTAGCAGACAGCGATGCAGGTGCATTGCGTTTAACAGCTACAGCGCCAAGCACTGACATTGTTCTAAGTGGCGATGGCACTACAATGACAGACTTTGGTTTAACAGTGGGCACAATTGCACACGGTGGTGGCACAGCAACAGTAACAGGTAGTATAACAACTCCTACTCCATATGGTAGACACGGTTTGGTAGTTAATGGTGCAGAAGTATTCTTTACATCAGGTACAACACTAACAGACGTAGTTGCAGACTTAACTGGTGCAAGTATTGCCGGCGTAACATTTGCAGACGTTGGCACACAGCTAACTATGACAAGCTCTAGTGCTATTACAATTGATGGCTTTGGTAGCGCACTTGCAGACTTAGGATTATCAGCAGGCACAAGCAACGCTTCGGTTACAGTTGTTGGCTCAGTTGATACTCCAACAATTGCTCCAAGTGCAATTACACTTAACGGTAGCATTGTAGCGTTTACAGGTACAGACGTAGCTACTATGGCATCGGACGTTACAAGCGCAGGTATTACTGGTGTAACAGGCAGTGTTAACGGAAGCAACCAACTTGTACTTTCACACACAGTTGATCTTACAGTTGGACTAGACGAAGGTAACGCAAACAACCTTATTGGTATTTCACCAGGTACTAACCTTGCAGCAAGTTCTCCTATCTCTGGTACAGTAAGCAACCCAACAGTAACAGTTGCTAACATCAGCATCAATGGTACAGTTGTTAACTTTACAGGTACAACAGTAACAGATATGGCAAGTAATATTACTGATGCAGGTATTACTGGTATCACTGGCGGAACATCAGGAAACTTTGTAAGCATTACAGCAACAAACGTTGACTTAGTTTTAGCAGAAGGTTCAAACACAACACTTGCAACACTAGGTTTTGCCGAAGACACAACACCACCAGCTAATAACATTGTTGGCAGTGTAACTGCACCAACAGTAACTAGCCCAGACAGCATTACAATTAATGGCGTACAAGTACCATTTACAACTGGTCCATTACTAGCAGATGTAATCACAGACATTACTGCCGCAGGTGTCACAGATGTTGCGGCTACAGCAACTGGTTCAAGTGAACTATTGTTAACAGGTACAAGTGTTGATCTAGTAGTTAGTGGCACAGGAACATCACTAACAAACCTAGGACTAACAGCAGGTACTACAAGCCAAGTAATACAACAAACAGGAACAGTATCAGGACCAACAATTACATTAGCAGATACTATGGTTATTGACAGTACTACAATTGTACTAGATCAAGGAACAGGTACACTTGCAGATGTAATATCAGACATTACTGCCGCAGGTATTGTTGGCATCACTGCAGAAGACAATGGCAGTGGATATCTAGTAATACGCAAAAGCGGTAGCGGAAGTATCACACTTGCAAACGGCAATGGTACTCCTTTAACTGCATTGGGACTCACAGCAGGTACAACAGCTACTTCAGGTGGTATGCGAACAGGACATATGCGCATACTAGTTGATGATAGTGCTAATGTGTACAGCATTGACGACCAGTACAACATTCCATCAAGCAGTGTTGACGTTACTTTTGACGGTAATATTACCGGTGATACTTTTGTTATCACATATCAAAATGACGAAAACGTAAACGTAACCCTTAACTATACATTTGAGATTTGGAAAGCCTAACAAACAACGATTCGCATAACATATGGCTAGGTCGTCCAGAACAGAGACTGGCCATATGGCGAACATTCCGCAAAGAATTTAGAGACGCTGATGCTGAAACACTATGTTCAGCAACCGCTGAATGGTGGGGCAATGCGCCACTGCACAGCATCAGTTTAGACCCAACAAGTCCGCACAATTGGCCTGATGCTTGGGAACTAATACACAGTGGCAACATATGCAAATATAGTGCCGCACTAGGGATAGCATACACAATATATTACACCAACAGTAGCCTAAACAACATTATAATGCGTGTTTTCGATGAAGAGATCGATGATATATATAATACAACATTAATAAACAATCAGCTACTTTTGGGTAAAAACACTGGCCAAGTTTTAAACTGGCAGGACGCTAAACCTTACCTTAAAATAGAAGAACAGTGGAGCGTAAGTGACATTGTTGATAGTATAAAACAAAACAAATAAAAGTCCATAACTGGAAGAGGAAACAGAATAATGAGTGACATTATGGTCGTCAAACGTGACGGAACAAAAGAGGCACTAGACATTGATAAACTACACAAGGTAGTTTTCTTTGCGTGTGAAAATATCAAGGGCGTGAGTCCTAGTGAAGTGGAAATTAAAAGCCACATTCAATTCTATGATGGAATTGAGTCTACTAATATTCAAGAGACACTTATTAAAAGTGCTGCTGATTTGATCACTGAAGAAACTCCAAACTACCAATGGGTAGCAGGACGCCTTATTAACTATCACCTGCGCAAAGAAGTTTATGACAGCTATACTCCGTTGCCTCTTCGAGAGATTGTTGTTAATAATGTAGACCGTGGCTATTACGATAGCGAACTACTAACTTCATATTCTTTGGATGAATGGGAACATCTAAATAACTATATTGATCACGACAGAGATAATACTATTGCATATGTTGGTATGGAACAAATGCGTGGCAAGTACCTAGTACAAAATCGTGTTACTGGTGAAATATTCGAAACTCCTCAAGTTGCTTATATGCTTATTGCCGCTACACTGTTTGGTGATTATCCTGTAGAAACACGTATGAAATATGTTACAGATTATTACGATGCAATTAGTAAATTTGAAATCAGTTTACCTACTCCTGTTATGGCTGGTGTGCGCACTCCACAGCGTCAGTTCAGTAGTTGTGTGCTTATTGAAACAGGCGATAGCTTAGACAGCATTAATGCAACGTCAAGTGCTATTGTTAAGTACGTTAGCCAAAAAGCTGGTATTGGTGTTGGTGCAGGAAGCATACGTGCAATTGGTAGCCCTATTAGAAATGGCGATGCGTCACACACTGGTGTTATTCCATTTTACAAAATGTTCCAAAGTGCTGTTAAGAGTTGTAGCCAAGGTGGTGTACGTGGTGGAGCCGCTACGTTGTATTATCCAATTTGGCACTTGGAAGTTGAAGACTTGCTTGTTCTAAAAAACAACAAAGGTACAGAAGACAATCGTATCCGTCACTTGGACTATGGTGTACAGTTTAACAAAATTATGTACGAACGACTAATCACAGGCGGAGACATTACATTGTTCTCTCCAAGTGATGTACCTGGACTATACGATGCATTCTTTGCTGATCAAGATGAGTTCCGTAGACTATATGAAGCCGCTGAAGCAGATCCAACTATTCGACACAAAAAGATTTCAGCTATTGAACTGTTCTCAAACTATATGGAAGAACGCAAAAGCACAGGACGTGTTTACTTAATGAACGTAGACAATGCTAACGATCACGGAAGCTTTGACGCAAACGTAGCACCAGTTAAACAATCAAACTTGTGTTGTGAAATTAACTTGCCTACTAAGCCACTTAACCACGTGTTTGACGAAGAAGGTGAAATTAGCCTTTGTACACTAAGCGCAGTCAACTGGGGTGTTATTAAAACAGTATCAGACTTTGAAAAAGTTTGTAACCTAGCAGTACGTGGATTGGATGCACTACTTGATTATCAAAAGTACCCAGTACTAGCCGCAGAACTAAGCACAATGAAAAGACGTCCGCTAGGCGTTGGTATCATTAACTTTGCATACTGGTTAGCTAAAAATGACTTTAACTATCAAGACATTGATGCAGAAGGTTTAGCATTGGTTGACGAATGGGCAGAAGCTTGGAGCTACTACCTAATCAAAGCAAGTGCTGACTTAGCAGTTGAACTAGGCGCACCAAGTGGCATCAACGAAACAAAGTACGGACAAGGTATTACACCTAACCAAACATACAAAACAGACTTAGATGAACTAGTACCACACGTTGAGCGTATGGACTGGGCAAGCTTGCGTGAACAACTTAAAGCAACAGGTATTCGTAACAGCACACTAATGGCACTTATGCCTGCAGAAACAAGTGCGCAAATTAGTAACAGCACAAATGGTATTGAACCACCACGTAGCTTGGTTAGTATCAAACAATCAAAGCACGGTGTACTAAAGCAAGTTGTTCCGGGTATTCACAAATTGAAAAACAAGTACGATTTACTTTGGGATCAAAAGTCACCATTGGGTTACTTGAAAATTATGGCAGTATTGCAAAAGTACATTGATCAGGGCATTAGTGTTAACACAACATACAACCCAACGTTCTACGAAGATGAAAAGATTCCAATGAGCGAAATGATTCAACACTTGTTGTTCTTTTACAAGTACGGTGGCAAACAGCTTTACTATTATAACACATATGATGGTCAAGGCGAAATAGACGTAAGCGACGGTGCCGAAGAACAACTTGAAGCAGGTGTTGTTGACGACGAAGATTGCGATAGCTGCACTATCTAAAATAAACTAAATTAATCATTGACAAACTGCGCATAGTTAGCTATACTATGCGTAGTACCTTTACACCACTACCCCCACCGGAGACATTATGACAAACAACAGCGTATTCAACACGAACAGAGAAGGCAGTCATTTGGACAGTCTTGCATTTCTTGACCCAGCAGGCGGCGTAAGTATTCAACGTTACGATATGTTAAAGTATCGAATCTTTGACCAGCTGGTAGACAAGCAATTGGGTTTCTTTTGGCGCCCAGAAGAAGTTGACGTTATCAAAGACGCAAAAGACTTCAAAGACCTTAACGACCACGAAAGACATATCTTTACATCAAACTTGAAGCGTCAGATTCTACTTGACAGTGTACAAGGACGAGCACCAGTTGAAGCATTTAATAGTATTGTAAGTTTGCCAGAACTTGAGTCGTGGATTATGACTTGGACGTTTAGTGAAACAATTCACAGTCGTAGCTATACACATATTATTCGTAATGTATATGCTAACCCAAGTTTAATCTTTGATGAAATGATGGACATCAATCAAATTACAGATTGTGCCGATGACATTACAGTTTACTATGATAGACTTATTGAAATGTCAAACTGGTATAACCTACTGGGTGAAGGTACACATACTGTTAACGGCAAGAAGATTGTTGTTGACAAATACGAAATCAAAAAAGACTTGTATCGCACACTTATGAGTGTTAACATCCTTGAAGGTGTACGCTTCTACGTATCATTTGCTTGTAGTTGGGCGTTTGCTGAACTTAAGAAAATGGAAGGCAATGCTAAGATTATCAAATTGATTTGTCGTGATGAAAACTTGCACTTAGCAAGTACACAAAAGCTTCTTAAGATTCTACCAACTGATGATCCTGACTATGCTAAGATTGCCAAAGAAACAGAAGCTGAATGCATTAAAATGTTTGTTGATGCAGTAGACCAAGAAAAAGAATGGGCTAACTATTTGTTTAAAGATGGATCAATGATTGGTCTAAACGAAGAGTTGCTTAGTGACTTTATTGAGTGGATTGCCAACAAGCGTATGCGCACAGTTGGACTTGAAAGCCCATACACAGTTCCACAAGCAAGTCCGCTACCTTGGACACAAAAATGGATTAGTGGCGCAGATGTACAAGTAGCACCACAAGAAACAGAAATTACAAGTTACGTTGTAGGAGGCGTTAAGAAAGACGTCGACAGTAACTCATTTAAAGGCTTCTCACTCTAAGGAAATACAATGAGACCAGTAATAGTATATTCAAAGCCAAACTGCCCGTATTGCGTAAAGGCAAAGCATCTATTGGAGATGCGCCAAATTCCTTTCGTAGAACAAGTAGTAGGCAAGGATGTAACAAGAGAAGAATTGCTCGAAGCGGCACCAAATGCACGAACAGTTCCACAGATTATTATCAATGGTAAAAGCATTGGCGGGTATGACCAGCTAGTAACTTACATTGATGAAACAGGATTTAATTCAACAGGATACACATTATGATTATTCAACCAAAAACAACAGGCACTATTGTTAGCTTAAAGCTAATCAGTGGTGAAGAAATTGTTGGACGCTTTGAAAGCGAATCTGACACAGCATTTTCAATCAGCAAGCCTTGCTTGGCTGCTATGACACAAAATGGTCCAACACTTGCACCGTTTATGTTTACTATGAGCCCACTTGATGAAGCAGACGCTAACCACGTTGTAGAGATCAACAAAAGCACAGTTGTAACATCAGTTGTAACATATAAGCCATTTGCAGATGCTTATACTAATGCAACATCAAGCATTAAACCTGCATCGGGTCTTGTACTATAATGATTAAAGTTGCAATAAATGGCTTTGGCAGAATTGGCAGAGCAACCGCTAGGCATATATTAGAATCAAGACCGGATATGCAACTTGTTAAAATTAATGCATCAGGCGACTTGGACACTAATCTACACTTGTTAAAGTATGATAGTGTTCACGGTCGCTTTGCACACCCAGACATCGACAACATTGAATGGACTCATACTAGAAGCTTAGCCGAACTAGATTGGACAGGCATTGATGTTGTGTTAGAATGCACAGGTGCATTTAACAATGGTGAAGCTTGTAAAGTACATTTGCAAAAAGGCGCACGTAAAGTTGTTATAAGCGCACCTGCTAAAAATGTAAAGCGCACAGTTGTTTATGGTGTTAATCACAATACTATTACAGCAAATGATCACATTATAAGTAATGCAAGTTGCACAACAAATTGTTTAGCACCACTTGCAAGAGTATTGCACAACACAGTTGGAATACAATCAGGTATAGTAACTACAATACACGCATACACTGGTGATCAACTTACACACGACAAAGCACACAAAGATTTATATAGAGCCCGTGCTGCAGGCGTAAGTATGATTCCTACATCAACAGGAGCCGCAAGCGCAATAGGCGATGTAATACCTGCGTTGAGCGGAGTACTAGACGGCAGTGCTATTAGAGTACCAACACCAAACGTAAGTTGTGTTGATATGACATTTGTAGCAAAGCGAGACACTATCAAAGAAGAAATTAATACTATTGTACATCAAGCAAGTCTTGAAATGCCAACAGTATTGGGTTATGAGTCACAGCCACTTGTGAGCATTGACTTTAATCACACTAGCGAAAGCAGTATATTTGCTCCTGACCAAACAAAAGTAGTTGGCGGCAATCTAGTGCGTGTACTAGCGTGGTATGATAACGAATGGGGCTTTAGTTGCAGAATGGCAGATACTGCGAGTGTATTGGCTAAATACTAACATAGTTAGGAGAAGTCAATGCCAAAAGTCACACGTATCGGAGACAGTTTTGCAACAGGTCACGGATGTACAGGAACAAGTACAATCGCAGAAGGCAGTGGTAATGTCTTTGCTAACAACATTAGCGTAAGCAGAAAAACAGACAACAGTGTAAGTCACACGCATCCAGTAGGACCTGCGTGTGTTCCTCACGTTATTCCTATCATTGGCGGCAGTGGCAGTGTGTTTGTTAACAATTTGCGAATAGCACGTATAGGCGATGCTATTGACAACGGCGCAATAACCAGCGGTAGCCCTAACGTATACGCTGGAGATTAAATCTCTTAAAATAACATTTCTTGGTTGACAAGTAAAGCTTCTTACTATATAGTAAACGTATAGTAAATGAAAAGCAACGAATTATGACGGAAACAAACAATGCGAAGTAAAGTATGTGACGACGGTCAGCGGCGTATCCTAGCCAAGATTGAAGTCCCTTTAACAACAGACGAAATTGCAGTATATGCAATGTGTCACCCTTCTCTAAGTGAGTATGCCAATCCATTACACGGAATTGAAAAGCTAAACAAAAGACAAATGTTTCAGCTTGCAAAAGAAAGTATACGGACACACGGAACTCACGCACCACAAGCGATCGTAGTAAAACTGTGGAAAGACGCACATATAGAAAAGGTAAAAAATTATGTTG